CTCGTCTTCAATTACTGTAGGTGGAACATACAGCCTTACAGGAGGAACTTCTGGTAATGAACAGGTAGACATCATTGTATCTGCTTCTGGCTCCTCATCCTTTGGATTTGCAGGAACAGTTAATGCTGGAACAACTGGAAACTGGACAGCTACAGTCTCACCACTTTCACCAGGAACTGGCTATACTCTTCAGGTAAGTTTGGCTGGAAACGCTACACCAAACATCTATGCTACTGCTACCACTAGCGGTTCAACGAGCGGTACGCCTCCAACTACAACTACAGCAGCACCTACTACAACAACAACACCAGCACCTACTACGACTACTACAGCAGCACCACCACCAACCACACGTCGTTGTACCTCGCTGGAAGTTTCGTTTGGATGTTTTAGCACGTCTACATGTTGTCAGGGTGCAAACGGAGCGTCTTGTTCTGGAGATGCAGGATTCCCAGCCTGTTCTTTCTAACAGTTTTAAGATATAATGATAATATGAGGAGATTAATATGAGCTTAGTGCTAAACGATGTAGACATAGAGTATGTTTATACGCCAGACGCTCCTGGTGTTGCACTTGTTTGGGTTATAGATGGAGACTGCATCTATGACGCACCAATAATGTCACAGTACGCAGATGCTTTCCTGCAGGCTGACGAGGTACTAGATGTGTCTTCAGACTATCCAGATCACGAAGGACTTGTTGTTAGAATAATGAATTCTGGAGAAGCAACGATGGACCTGATGACTACAGAATATTTTGGAAGCGTTCTTCTTAGTGAGCCACAGGTGCTTAGGCTAGATCAGTACCCATATGGAAGATATGTTGTTTCTCCAAATGCAAAGTTTGATGGAGAAAAGTTTATTATTACAGACAGGGATGTATCACTTTTGCCAGCGTGGATGAACGTAGAAAGCTAGGCCAATGCCGTCAGCGTGGGAAAGATATAAAGAGAAAAACGGAGTAACTCCTCTAGACTTGCTAAATCCTAAGAGTGCAAAGGCAGAGCCAGAGCTATCCAACGCAAGATTGGACATTTGCAAACAGTGCCCAGAGCTTATTCCTGTTGTGAATCAGTGCAAGAAGTGCGGATGCTTTATGGACCTAAAATCAACGCTTAAGATAGCCAAGTGCCCTTTGGGTAAATGGTAGACATGAGGGGAATGCGTAGTTGGCTAAGAAATCATTGGCGAGCAACAACATCTATCTAGCCATAGCTTCCTATAGGGACTCAGAACTTGTTAATACCGTTTACAGTGCGTTAGCAAATGCTTCAGACAGACAAAGAATCTTCTTCTATATCTTCTCTCAGGATGATGAACACCCAAGGCTGGAATCACTGTTTGATCTCTTTGGGACAGCAAACTATTTTTACGATAAAGAGCACCACTCACTTTCAAGAGGGGTTGGGTACGCAAGATCAAGAGCACAAAGACTTCTTTCTAAAGATTATACGTACTACCTTCAAGTAGATAGCCACACTCAGTTTTCAAAAGACTGGGACTCTAGGCTTATTTTGGACTACGAGAATCTAATTAGTGTTTGGGGCAACTATATTTTTTCAACTTACCCACCAGCATACACTTATGAAAAGTTTGGAGACATCAAGTTTGAAACTGATGGCGTATCCCCAGCAATAAGGATTAGACCAACTACAGAAAATGCATTCGGATTTGAGCCAAAATATGCTGATTATTATGGCGGTACCAATGGTCAAGAGGCGGCATATTTTTGTGCAGGCTTTGCCTTTGGGTATTCAAAGTTTTTTATTCAGGCACCATATGACAGGCACATATACTTTCACGGAGAAGAGCATACGCTATCTCTTAGATTTTACGACAATGGAGTAAAGATTGTCTGTCCACCAAGCGTTTACCTGTTTCACGATTATGAAGGATCTAGAAGAAAGAGGAATTGGGAAGATAACCCCAACTGGGGAGAATACGAAGATAATTCTGCAAAAAGAATTGAACACTTTTTAAATGGCGATTATCTTGATGGCTACGGGCTATCATCTATAGGCAAGTATCACCAATGGATTTCTTGTTATGTTAGTTCAGAGAGTCTTTAGCAGCATCTTCGGTAGACCAGGCACTCCAATTAGTTCCACCACGAGACATCTTGTATGCAATCTGTGCATTAATTAGCGGATTAAATAAGTCTTCGTTTGATTCAAGATTGTACTTCTCTCTACGATCAGGACCCATAGAGCCAGTCATATTGATTTGAAACAATCCATAGCAGTTGCTAGATCTGTTTAGTGCCATAGGTCTATTAGTTGATTCATAGAAAGCAATGGCTTTTGCCATTCTCAATCCGTTACCAGAAAATCCTGCCTGCTTAAGAATGCTGGTTAGCTGCTCATCAGATAGCTGTGTCTTTGGGGTGTAAGACATCTCAACAATCTCATAGCTACCACGATCAAAGCTGATTGAATAATCTGGCACTAGGAGTGTCTGAAGATCTTCACTTGTTTCAGAAGGTGCTACATTTGCGGTAGTCAGATTAGTAATAAGTCCTACCGTTGCTACAATTGCGTATAGTTTCATTAGTTTTCAATTACCCTGACAAAAGAGATTTCGCTGTTCTTGAATGCTGGTGAGTCAAGAGAAATCTTTTCTGTTTTTGTTCCTTTTCTAAATCCAGCGTGAATAATTTTGTTGTTTCCCACATAGATTCCTACGTGGTAGTACTTCTCTGAGTTGAGATGGCTAAAGGCAACGATGTCACCTAGGCTTGGGGTCTCTACGTGATACCCTGCAGACTTGCCCTGCTTAGATGCAGAATGCTCAATCTCAATTCCAAGGCCTTGGTAAAACCATCTGGTCATTCCAGAGCAGTCCCAGCCACTTGGGCTAGATCCACTAAAAACATACCAGGTTCTTCCGACATGCTTTTGAAGCTCAGCAATTCTGTCTTCCAAGGCTTGTCTGTTTGCAAGTCTTGCCTTGTTAGCCTCAGCTGCTTCAATCTTTAGTCTCAATGCCTCGGCAGCTTGCTGCTCTAGCATTGTCTGTGTCTTGTGTGTCTCAATAATTTGAGACATAGCGTTTACCTCGTAAACTGGCTTATATTCAATTGTACTTAATGATTTATGGTCATCAGCCACGGTAGCTGCAGAACAGCCAAGTAATACTACTACCGCTCCTAGTATTGCAATCTTCTTCAAGTTGCACCTCCTAAAGCAAAAAGCACCTTGTTTAAGGGTGCTTAGATTTGGTCTTAATATTATAGCATCGTTTGAGCCAATTGTCATGCTATAATTAAAACATGGCACAAGGAAGATCAGATGGGCTAGACCTGCCCTATCCACTAGCAGAAGACTACGTTAACGTTCATGGTGACATTCGCCAGCTTGTTGAAAAGCTAGAGGTCATCCTTCCACCACTAGGCGTTTCATACTTTCAGCTTCAGGTTAAAAATGTTAGCGGAACCAACATATCTGCAGGAGACCCACTGGTTACTTCTGGATTTACAACAAAGACTAATGTTAGAAGGGCTATTGCCACAGATACCTTGCCAATCCTAGGTCTTGCCAAAAATGCAATACCAAACAATACTGATGGTATTGTTGTGGTTGCTGGTGTTATGGATGGCATTAATACTTCTGGATTTGCGACTGGAGACATTCTTTATGTTGGTGCTTCTGGAGGTCTCACTGCCACTAGGCCAGCAAATGGATCTGGTGCAGTTGGTCTTGTAGCCCACGCAGCTGTTGACGGTGTGATTATCGTAGAGGCAAAAGGAAATGGCACCTGGGGTGCACTCAAGGCTGGACTAGCCTAAAGGTGGTATAATAATAAAATGGCCAGATCAAATTCTTACGCAGTTGGAAGTATTCCACCACAGGTGGCATGGACAGTGGTCCGTGGGGACACTGCCTCGTTCAAGGTTTATGTTACAAATGATGCAAAGCAGGCACTAGAGCTAGAGGACTGGACAATTGCAATGAAGATTAAGCGTCCAAACCTAGCCAAGAACTCTGGTGTTATTACTGATGATGCTACCCTAGTTTCTACCCTCACACCTGCTGCAGATGAGGACGACCTTCCTGGAGAATTTACAGTGTCTCTAACGGCTAACGAGTCTCTAAATCTACAAACGGGGGACATCTTTGATATTCAGCTATCTCAGCCAGGAACTGTTTGGACAGTTGCCCAGGGAAGAATGATTATCATTGAAGATGTGACATAATGGCAAAAGCAGTCATAGTAGCAGATACAAAGCGACACACAAGAAAGATCACACCTTCAAATTTTTTCAACTCCAAGATAAAGTTTAAATCTGGGAAAGCAAAGATAGACGAGGTTCTTCCATTCAGGGTTAAGTTTATAAACGTTGACATCGCTCAGTATACAAGCACTACTCCAGCAGGAATTGGAATTGCTATTATTGGCGTTAATAACTACATCTTGTAAAGATCAATGTTATAATATAATTTATGGCTATTTTAACTATTGAACAGTTGCTTGAAAAATTTGGCCCTGGAGAAACCCCTAGATCAGATGACTACCAGGACCTAATTCAAACGCTCTCTGATGACAGGAACGCTGTTCATTTTTCTACCACAGAGCCATCCGACCCAATGGCAAGTCCAATATGGTTCAACACATCAAACCTAACGCTATCTGTTTATGATTCAGAATGGAAAGCGGTTGGTGTTCTACTAGATATTTCTTCGGCTCAGAATGGAGATATATTGGTATATTCGTCTAGCAGTGAAGCCTGGGAAAACCAGTCTACGCTAGACGGTGGCACCCCATAATCATAAAAAAGTCTATTATACTTATTACAT